AACGACCTGCGTCCTCAGTAGATGATATCGCCTTTACTTGTGAACCATTTGAGTATCTGAGTGAGAGTTTGTTATCCTCAACACATTTTGACCTTACCCAACTCGGTAGGTTTGCGTGCATCACTCGAATTTTCGTAACCAAGTTCTTAGCGGTATCTTGTTTAGTTGCAATTACCAATATATTTTTATCTGATTGAAAGGTCATCATCCATAATGCGTATCCAGCAGTAAGTGTTGATATTCCTAACTGACGTGCTTTCAGAATAACATTGTAATTATGTTGTTTAAAATCTTTTAGGGAAGATTCTTGAAATGGATATAAATTAAAAGGAACTTTACCATCTATTGGATGTTGAATTACAGCATACTTTTTTAGAAAATACACAGGGTCTTGTGCACATTTTAAATATTCCTTTTTGATGACTGCTTTTATATTCTTATCACTCATTAATTTGCTATGTCCACTATTTTAATACCAAAATAAGTTGGAATAGTTACAGCGGCTACTCCGTATCCAAAATATAACCACTTATTTTCATACCAACTTGGTTTTGATAATTTTGCCAATTTCTTATTAGCTTCATTTTGTGCTTTTAAAGATTCAATTTGTTTATCTTTTGCCACTACTATTAAAGAATCAATATTAGCCTGTTCTTCTAACTCTTTGACCAAATCTTCATATTGACCAATCTGAACTGTCTTTGCACTATCAATAGATTCTAATTTTCCTAACTTACTTTCCCACTCGGCATCACGTTGTTTTATCATTTCCAACGCTTCTTCTTGTGTAAAAGTTTGTTGTCCAAACAATGGAATGGATAATAGTAATATCCATAAATATTTCATATTCACTCCTTATCTAAGTAGATAAACTGTGCTTGCACCGCCTGTTACAGCCTTTTGAACTCCAATTTCATGAACTTCTCCAGCGTTAAAAACATCACCAGTAGCTGTTCCACCACCTGAAAATGTTAATGTAATCTGTGTCAAAGTTCCATCTACCACGAAGGCAGCGGCTTCATTTGAACCCGTTGCAAAAAAGGTTGTGCTGTTACCAACAAGGTGAACTTTATTATATTTACCAAGGTTTCCTGCGATAGTCGGTTTACTTCTACCTACAATACCCTTTCCTTGTACTTGAGCCATTTTATTTTCTCCCTATATACATATATATAATTATTTACTCTTGGAAAACTTCCTTAAAAAATCTGCTGCATCTGATACTTCATCATTTTCATAGGCTGTTTCCATTTTCTTAATCTCGTTTTGAGTACGAGTAAGATTTCTTTTTGCATTTGTTATTTGTTTTTTATTTTTCTTTTTATTTACTTGTAATTTTTCTACTTGTTTTGCTACTTCTTTTTCTTTCTTTTTATGTTCTTTTATAACTCCTTCCAATTCCTTCACTTCCTTTGATTTTTTTGCACTTAAAATAGTACTTAAACCAAAAAGTCCTAAAACACCAACTATGAGTTTCTTTAACCAATCCATATTTACATCTCCATTATTTGTTTATATGTAGATTTACCCTCTAACCTCTTAGTCTTAGATGGTTCATCAAAATCACTATCATCAGGCTCTTGGTATTTTCCATACCCATCACCATCCCTCGAAATTTTTTCTTCTACGGGTTTATCAAAAATATTTACTGTTTTGTGTATTCTAAAAGTAGTAGCCTTTCTTCCATTTATTGTTGGCATCCCATGTTTATCTTTACCAATCTCTTTAACTTTCATCTTCTTGTTTTTAAATTTTCCTACAAGAATAGTATCTCCTACTTTAACATCTATTGTAATAGCCATTATTTAGCTCCTTTTGGTAACAAATCAACTAATTTTGATCCTTTCCATTCTCTACCTTTAACTTTACCCATTATTCTATGGTCTTTCCATTTGTTCCATAATTTTTTATTACTTGCGAATACGGATTCTCCACTTGGATTTACTTGTCTGTATCCACTATCGCTTCCCATTGCCTTTGAACCAGGTTCTGGAGTTGCTGGAACTCCACCACTAACCGTTCCTTCAGGTGGTGTAGTAGGTTTAATTAAAGTTTTTGCTGTTGTAATAAAATTATGTGTTTCAGGTGGAATGGTATATTCTTGTTTTCTATGAAATCCGTGTATTCCAAAAACTCTTTGTTTGGGTGATAATGGTGGTGTATCATCTCGTAACTCATCTGCTTTAACTTCTGAATTACCATCTGGATCACTTAGATATTTATACAATTTACCTGCATCTCTTTTTGCCCGTCTCTCATTATTCAAACTATCTGGTCCACCATACACATTATCTGATGCAGGAAAATCAACTTGTGACATTCCACGAGTTAAACTTGCAGGTCCTACATATCGTCTTTCACCTCTTTTAGTAAATAAACCATCTGGCCATGCATCACCTGTATTGATTCCCAAACTTTCTTGTCCTGAAGTTCCTGTGGGTGAAGCTTCATTTATTAAATTCCATAATTTCCGTTCAATCAAATTCACTATGTTCTCCAACTTATCATAAGGTTTTGTCCGTCAAGTTTTTCCGTTACATTATCTTCACGATTTAATTGACCACCCAAACCTCTTTCTATGATATTTTTCAAATCTTTAAATGTTAAATCTTTATCATCAAAAGGATGAGACATATGTCCGTATGCTCCACCTTCTGTAATTAATTCTTTAAGTTCATCATTCCACCAATCTTTTGAAAGTGGTGAATACTTCTCAACATGAAGTTTTGGACGACCACCACTAAATTTCTTTCCACTTCTTTTTGCTGCTTGGTTAGTTCTCATCTCATTATCTTCTTGACGACCTTGAGCATCAACACCAGCTGCAACAGGTGGACCTGCTATTAATTGGTCTTTATCAACTCCCATCCACTTAATTACTCTCCAACCCAAGTTATCCATTATATCTCGTAAAGTCTTTTTATATTTATTTACCTTACCATGTGAAATTGGATGAATGGCTCTATAAGACATAGTATAATCTTCTTCTGGATCCATTGCTCCATCACTTAGTATATAGTCAATTACTTTCCAACCTAAATCATTTTGTAATTGTTGTATCCAATCTTCCGACTCTTTTTTATATTGAGTTAGAGTTCTATAAAATGTTGGTGGTCCATCATCTGTTGGTGAATTTTTACCAGGACTTGCTTCATTTAAAATATGTTTAATATCATTCTCGACTAAAAAATCACCAATGACATCACCACTAAATTCTTTTAAATAATCTCTCATAGTGTTTCAACTTTGTTTTTATCCAACCACCACTCAACTTTATTAACAACAACATCAAAATTCCTATGACTTCTACTCATACCAAATGAGTTCCAAAAATCTTTTACTAAATAATATGCTGGTTCTACATCTTTTGAACCAGGTCTGATATTTCCTACAATTTGATTTGATTGCATATCTGAATCAACATGGTATTTCAAATAATCATAATCAAATGGATTTGAATAATAATCATCTTCATAAATCCATTTTAAAATCGGGTCAAACTTACTACCCTTTAAGAACCAATCAGCAGGTCCTTTAAATTTACTATGTCCCCAACCTTGAACATATGCATAATACTGATACATTAAGTTAGTAGGGTATCTTTTTTTACCAGGTTTACCCTTATAATCTAATCTATGAAAACCTTCTTTCATTACTTCTTTACAGAGTTTTTTTGTACCAGATGGTATCTTGACTTTAGCACCTGTTTCTTTTTTAGCCTGATTTATAATTTTCATAAAATCAGATTGGGTTACAATCCGTTCTATAATTAATTCTTTTAATTTAATCATCTTCTTTCCAAGTCAAATGCTCTGGTTAACATTGCACTGGCATGTTGAAGTTCAAGACGAGCTTTATCATACTTTTTAAAGTATCTTATTAAAGTTCTATTCTTACTCTTTTTAATATCATTTTCTAATTCATACCAAAGTCGTCCATCTCGTGCTTTGTGAATATAATCACTCCCAACTCGTAGTAATTTTTGGTGATTCATAGAAATATCTGAAATATCAACTTTTTCTTCCAATAATTTCTTCATTTTAATCACTTTTTTCTCCGATATATACTTTCACACATATAAATATTAAACTTCTAAACTATTTAGTTTTTCTTCAACATCTTCTTTAAGTTTATTCAATTCTTCAAGGGCCTCTTTAGACATTTTTTCAACTTGTTCTATATTTTGAGTCCACTTTTCTTTTTGTAATTCAATTTCATTGATACCTACTGAATCCATTGACTCAAATGGTTTAGAAGCCTCATCTTTCCAGTTTTCTATACTTTCAATTTGGTCTTTTACATAAGAAAGTTGATTATTTAACACCTTTTTCTCTTCCCATTCCTCATATTTACCATCAACACGAAGTTTATTTTCAAATTTAACTTGACAATCAAAACATTGATTGTGCAATCTATACATTTTATCATCTAAATGATGTTTCATCACTTTTTTACACTCAGGACAAAACCAAGGAGTTCTTGCCTCTTTTAACGCATCCGCTCTATCACTTTTTCGTTCTCTTTCCGCTTTTATTTCTTCTTCTCGTTTCTTTTTCTCCTCTAAATCTTCCATATGGACAAAAATTCGTTTATCAGGTGTTTTACCACTCAAAATATCTTGTCTTGCCTTTACATGCCTTTGATGTTCATTCATAACTACTCCTAAAAGGTCATTAAACCTGTTATTTGATTAATTGGAGCAAATGCTCCTGTAAATTTGTATGTTTTTCCATTATATTTAAAAACTATTCCTTCACTCGGAACAATTGAATTTACCCCACCAATCTTATTTAATTTATCTAATTGTAATGCCAATGTATTTAGTTTTTTCAAATCTTTTTTACTTCTTACACTTTTAATGGCACTATCTAATTGTTTTTTTACTCGTTGAACCGTAGAATCTGGATTTGCTGCTAACCAACCACTTACATTTGTCATTATTTCTGCACCAACCTCAAAGAACAATTCCTCAAATGGTTTCATGTTTGCCTTAACCATTTTGGAATGGTCTACTTTATCCGTAGTCAATACCCAATCTAAAAATTCAGGATGATTCTTAAAATCTTTTCTAATCATTGGAATCTTATATGATTTATCAAAGAATGCCCATCTTTTAGTTAAATTCTTTAGTGGTGCCTTTCGAATTGTAAATCCAAATTGTTTTGCTGCGTTATATATAAATTCTTCCCAATACCTTTGATGATACATTGAAAGTGTATCGTTATCCTTTAAATTATATTGTTTCTGTAATTTATTTAATTTA